TTTAAAATGTGAAATGAAACATTATCGAAGTTGAGCCAAGTGGCGTCAACATTCCCCTTGACAACTACGTTACCGCTTGGATAGATTCCGATAACTGCAGAACCATAATCATTGTTTAGTGCGGTCTTAAATAATGTTGTGGATGGTCTGAAATTTTCAGGTAAAGTAAAGATGATTGACTCACGGGCAGTCTTTCCACCTTTACAAGTCCCTTTTAAATAAACAATGCCGTCAAAAGTTTTTGAAAATTGGACATTTCCATAGTCCCCATGATGACTCCACCCATTTTGTAAATTGGCATTTTGCCAGGCTGTCGGATTGCTTTCTGTTTTCGACAAAGCTACATAGTCAGAGTTGTTAGTGGATTTTGATTGCTGGACTAGATAGCGCCATGGCCTCCAATTATTATCAAAGCCATTCTCTCTAACTGCTATATACCCTAACGATGTGGTGAAACGTTGAATACATTCCTGAGAATTAGGGTTAGGTCTGAATACTTCTAACATCCCCCAAGCGCCAAAAGGATTGTTGGGAGAAGTTCCGTCTATCCACCAAAAACCAGTATCTTTCATGTTGTTGAAATCCTGTTTGATGAGTTTTCCACATCCGTTATTATCAGTCAGCTGATATTGCTGTATGGGCTTGTTGTCTGCGTAGATGTTGCCCTTTACATCCAGCGCCCCACGTTCACGGATTTTGTTGACACCAACTCCTGACCGATCATAAGATAAGACTACGCTTTCCGTGGCCACGTTGACCATGAAATCAGACCGTGTGAATTTGTCCTCAAGTGTGCCGATAACCACCCATGACTGATTAGCTAGATAATTGCCTGCGAGATTAGCCTGAGAATTGACTAGGTTTGAGATACTTGTCCAGGATCCAGTGGCTGGTCCTGTGTCTGCTTGAAAGTTAGTAGTCCCAAGCCTTGCGACCTTGAATGTCAAGGTCATTGAGTTCTTTTGACTGCCCGAGACAGCCAGAGGCGCAATCTTGGCATTTCGTGTGACAGTCAATGTGCTAGAGGTTGAGCCTGTTCTAGCTATACTAAAGCTGAGAGCAGGGGCGAAATACTCAAGCAAGGTTACAGACACCTCTTTAGTATCCGACCATCTACCACGGCTGTCAGATACACTAGCTCTGATTTTGATGGTGCCGTGATAATTCATAATGCCAAGACTGCCACCGTTTGAACTTGTGGACTGGTTTTTGCCAACGATTTCAGCATAGTATCCAGTGATAGACGAGCCGTAGGAGCCGACTGCGCCATTAAACGCTACTTTGATGTTGGAGATTACCTGAATGAACGTGTTACCGTTTGGGATAAGGTTCTGAGCAGCACCGTTCAAGTCTGACAAGGAAACTCCTGTAAATGTGGGTTTTACATTTGCTGGCACGCTTGCCGTGAATGTAGTGGACTGTGTTCCAGTCTTGGTAGATCCTGAGTAGGTATCTACATAGACTGTCCCAGTCCCACTTGCTGAGTTGGGAATGTCATTGGCAAAGTCAAGAGGGATCGTCCAGCTAGTAGATGTGTCTACATTCGTTGCAATCGTTCCTGACTTGCCAGCCCAGGCATAGCGCACTGTGTGCTTAAAACTGGAGCTTTGGCGGTTGACGTTAATAGTAACCGAACTACCAATAACTCCAGCGCTCACGCTTACAGAGCTAGAGCGTGGTATAGTCGTCAGGCTAAGACTTGCTGATACTGTGATAGTCCCATGCAGGCCATTATTCGGATTGAACGTGCATGATATAGGTAAGGTCTTAGTCCCATCCGCATTGTGGCTGATTGTACTTGACCCACTAGCAAGAGTGTACTCCTCGCCTGATGTTTCCCACGTTGGGTAGCTGTAATGCACGTTTCGACCGTCTAAATTGAGAGACAAAGTACTGTCTCCTTGATGGTTATGAGTGTAATAGGCGCCTGTACGACTGACTGTCATCCTCCAGTTGACGGTTGATGTGTTAGCTGTGATACTCTGAGAGCCTTGGTCTACATAAACATTGAGATACAAGCTCCCACTTGAGTTACTAAATTTAGCCATTTTACTCCTTTCTATCCTACATAACGAATGACGTTCATGTCAGGGTTGATATGATATTGTTCCTCTCTAAAACGTCCAATCTGGATTGTTTTAGAGAAAATACCATTCTCGATATGAATGACCCCTTGTGAAATATACATGACCTCAACCCCTGCTGAATACATTGAAATTCGTCCGTTAGGATTGAACATCATGCTAGAGCTACCGTCATTCTTACCAATCACAAGCCCCTCATTTGAGGAACTCATATAGGTATCGATGAAATTCCAGCGGTCAGACAATTCTCCCAAGTCCTTAGCAATATTAGAAACACGCTGACTAGCTGCAATCAAATCTTTTTCAGCTCGTGCTCTTGCGCTCTCGTTTGCGTTGACAAAGTCCTTATAAGCCTTTATCCAGTTATCAAGCGTATCAGCGCTAGCCTTAGCCTCAAGCTCAGCCTGAATAATTCCAGCCTTCTCATTGAGAGCGTTCAGTTGTTCCTGAGTCAGGCCTTGGTCGGCTTTAGAGTCTATATCCCTCTGAACATCTTCGGGAGCTTCTGAAAAGTCTGTAGAGACTGTTCCTACCTCTACTTTTGGAAAGGCAATCCAAACAGTAGCAGCGGTAAATATGTGTAAAATCAGCTCATTAGTTGCATTTGAGTTTTCTTTTTTCGTCAACTCAATGTCATAAAATTTCCAATCGGTGGTCAACGAGACACCTTCCACAGCGTTCCGATATCCTGCCCTAGCTTGAAAATTCGTATTATTGACAGTAGATTTTGCCCAAAAACTAAACCTAACAGCTTTATTTTTCATCTCGTCAACGGTGCCCAAACGTGTATCCCCACCGGTTCTAAACGTAACTTTTTGATTAGTCGCCTTACCGTTATAAGTAGATACAATTTTTAAAGTATTAGCTCCTCGGAATTTGATATTAGTATCTATGTTCAAAGTGAGCTGTCCTTGCGTTTGCTCAACACTGTCATCTACATGATATGTTGAATAACGTTGATGAAGATCACGCTTAAACAATGAATTAAGAAAGAGATTTCTTCCACCGACCTCAACTTTAGCCCAACGATCAGCCCATTTGTACTTCGTTTTATCTGCACTATCAGGTTTCTCATAATCTGAATAATGACCAAAATAACGCTGCCCGTTATCTGTCATTGTTAAACCAGAACCATCCGCATTGTCAGAATAAGCAAAGTGAACATAAGGTGTTCTTCCATCTGCTCCTGGTTTACCAGGTAGCCCATCAGCACCATCACGACCACGCCATTTGGTCCAGCGATAGTCAGCAGGATTGGTACTGTCAGTTGAGTTAAAATCAACGTACACTCCTATATAAGCCTTGTCAGCGTTAGTCTGGCTAAATCCACTACCTGAGATAGTATCAGCATAAGCTATATGAGTGTACTGTGTACGTCCATCAGCTCCTTTAGTTCCAGGAATACCTTGGTCGCCTTTTGGACCTTGCAAGCCTTGGAGTCCTTGTAAGCCGCGTTCTCCACGCTCACCTTTCTCCCCTCGGTCTCCTTTAGGACCTATTGCTCCCTGTGGTCCAGGGTCACCTTTCGGTCCTGTGTCCCCTTTTTGACCTTGCAGGCCATCAGACGTATTGATAAGAGTCAACTGTTCGGACGCTACCTCTTTGTTATCCACCCATGCTGACACCGTCAAAACCATCTTTTGGTTGATGTCAGAGGCTCGGACAATGTAACTAGAGCTTGTAGCTTTGATTACACCATCCACAACCCAGCGCCAGCCACTATTGATGACTTTGTTCCCTTTCATAAGAGTAGGGGTCACAATGGTCTGGCCTTGACCATTTTTAAAGGCTATGCCGTTGTCTGTAGCAAGTTTGATAGTGTAGGGCTTAGCGTCCTCTATCATCCTGTCTAGCTGTTGCTGAATGCCCTGAGATAGACGATTTTCAAGCGCCTTAGCATTTGAAAAAGTCGTTTTATTGTTTCTAGGATTGGTAAAGCTGATGACTTGCTCAGATACCCTCATCTCAAGCAAGAGAGTAGGGCTAAAGCCGTCATCATAGACTTTTACTGTGTCTCCTATTTCAAGATCCGTAAAGCCCTCAGCCTCATAAGTGACTGCTGGGTAACAGTTCTTTTTGAGTTCACGGTAGGCTGTTGAGCGGATGACCTCAGGATTTGAACTCTCTACAGTCATGTCCTTACGAGTCCACTGGTCACGGTCACCTGTTGAGTGAGTAAAAGTAGATGGATACATCTGCATAGAAAGAGGGGCATACAAAGCAGCCCCTGACTGGTAGAACTCACGTTCTCCCTTTGCATTGTTGACAGACCAAGGGCCAAGCCCTCTAATATCAACTACGTTGCCTTTGTCATCTTTACCCGTTGGGACAACCGTGTTATAGATCCCAGTTTTGTCAATCGTCCTGGTAATCGTCTTGAGGTTTTTGCCATACTTCAAGATAGTTGGACTAATTTGACCTACCCCCTGGTGGCTATCGTCGTGCTCATGATATACATTGACTGTAAATGACTTGATGGAGCTGTCAGCGTTGAGACGTGTGTCAAACTCAATTTCTGCGCCAAATTTCTTAGCCAGACTAAGTAGTCTGTTGAGTTTGGTGTCTGTGCCCTCCCACTCAGCAGAGATTTTCTTATTAGCAACCTCATTGATACCGATTTTCAAGAAAGTATAGTTGAGCAAGTCCATTTCCTCACAAAATTCCTTAAAACTCATGGCTTTAGGGGACTTGTAAGGAATAGAGTACTCATTGATCAGCTCAAGGTTTAGGTTGATACTATAACACTTGATAACTTTCTCATTTTCCTCAATTTTTCGGATGGTGTGTAGGTAAGTTCTGCCCTTATATCTGAATGAAACAAAGGCTTTCTCATTGAGAGAGTTATAGGCCCTCTTTTTGCCTACATCTGAGATAATTGCCTTTTTAAAGACTGTAAAATCAAAGGTACTAGAACCAGTTTCCAGGTATCTTGTCCAGGTGTCATTGAAATAGTTCAATGTATCCTGTTTGTTATTGTCGATAAAAGCCACTTTTCTCAAATTTGAGTCATGTATTGTCAATAACATTGTTATAGATACCTTTCTTTAAATTCTACTTTGACAGTGGGTTTGGTCTTGACCCAACTTGAGCAATAGACCTCAAGCTGACTGTTACCTGGTGGGATAGTCAAGAAACTTGAGCCATCCACTACATCCACAATCTTCTCAAGACCGTCCACAGTGACAGTGTCATTCTCGCTGTTTAGCACGACATTTGAACCGATTGGATAACGGTTAGGCACATCTCCTATTGTTGGGACAAAATCCTTACGGTATAAGAGTTCATCAAGATACATGTGAGCCAGGATAGGCTTGTCATGATACGCTCCAAGCATGACGTGGATTTTAGCTGACTTTCGGCCTTTAATTTCAGGAATGATAAAGCTGTAATGAGAGCCTTTGTAGTAAACCTGGAGCCTGTCATCATTGCGCTTGAGTTCAAACTGACCTTTGGTTGATGAAAAGGGGTTTAAATCACTGCCAGAGGTGCCTATGAAATTCCAGCACTTAAGAAAGTAATAGCTCCCCTTTCCATCAGAACCAAACACATTAAACTCACAATCCTGTCCTTGTGTTCGCTTGAATGTTTCAAAACCATACAAAAACTGACCATTTGTGTCTGATACTGTAATCTTGATAAATCCATATTGATTAGCTGCATTAGATACGAATATCTGTTTACCTGTGATGTAGTCATCAAGCGAGCCAACAGCGCCAGCGCTGTCTATTGGGACGTCCCATGATAGAGATGTAGCATAGTTCCCATATTTGCCAGGTGTGGTTTGATCTTTGAGTCTAATGTGTTTCTTATTCCACAATGTAGTTAGCTCAGAAGCCCCTACCACATTCTCGCCATTATCGTTAGTCACAGCCTTATTTTTAGTAGCTCTTGCAAAACCGTTTGAAATTCTATCTTCTCTAAAATCAATCAATACCTCTGACCGCTTAACTATGCCTATATCAGCCTCTTCACGATCACCAACCTCAAGAGCTCCACTAGCATTAACTAGACCAATATAGCCGTTCTCGGTGTTATTCTTAACCGTAACGACAGGAAAAGCTGGGACGTTGCCATTATTGACCAAATTAAAAACAACCTTGTCAGGTTGCTCTTGTCCGTTATCAAAGCGCCTATAAGTCGTGCCATGTGCGACACCGTCAGGAACAAGAATCTCAAACTCGCCCTTTTGAAGCCATCTAGCTACGTTATCGACATCCACAGAGCCAATGACAAGTCCCATATAGTACTTGTCAGGCTCGTCTGAAATATCAATACGAACTGGCTTGTCGGTGTTCAGGATTGTAGCTAAGGTGTGCTTGGCCAATTCGGTATCCCTAGCCGTTTTTTTCTGAACGGTAAACTTAACTTTGATTTTTTTAGGTCCGGTTCTTACTTCTTGGACGTTTACGCCCAAAAAAGGGGCGTCATTTGTTGTGACGTCCCTTTCGTTTCCTACCGGACGAATTACTTCGTTGATTTTTATAACCTCAGAGAGGTCATGATTGTTATAGATAACTGTGTCCATTAAATAATCCCTCTCATCATGTTATCGATTATGAGTTGGTCGTTTTGGTAATCGGTCATCTTTTGGCCGATTTGACCGACAAGCGCTCCACTTTCCATCATCAGCGTGACTGGGCGTTTTATTGTC